GCCGAGGGCGCGCTCGCGTCGCTGTTCACCAACCAGCAGCGGTTCATGGACGTCGAGGTCACCCCCGGCCTCGTGGTCCCGAGCTACCGCAACATCCCCATCGTCCGGTCCTCCTACCTGGGGACCAAGGGCACCAGCATGGGTACCGTCACCGGAACCCCGGCGACCACCGGCGGCACCCTCCCGGCGGGCACCTACTACTACAAGGTCGCGCCGGTCATGTCCCGCCAGGGCGAGGCCGCCGCGTCGGCCGAGGTGACCGTCACCACCACGACCGCCACCTCGACGGCGACGCTGGCGTTCACCCCGCCGACCGGCTTCCAGTCGAGCACCCCGCAGCACTACATGGTGTACCGGGCGACCGCAACCGGCCAGGAGACCCTCCTCGGCGCCGTAGACGCGACCGTGGGCCTGGCCGCCGACGGCATCACCCCGGTCCTGACCACCAGCATCGTCGACACCGGCACGAACCTCGTGCCGCAGAACGGCGCGACCGTCCCGGCGCAGACCCCGGCCACGTACATCGGCACCAACACCGGCATCAAGCCCCGCTCGGTCGGCCAGGAGGACATCTACCTGATGTCCCGCGACCGCGACAACGTGCTGCGGCCGTACGTGCGTGACCTGATGCCGAAGGACGTCTACCCCACCACGTCCTCGCCGGACTCGATGCCGTTCGCCGTCGTCTCGGACACCTGCCTCGCCGTCCGCGGCGCCGAGTGGATCGGCCGCCTGTCCCGCGTCGCCCCCGCCCTCTAGCCCTCCTGGCCCGGCCGGCCGCCGCACCTACTCCATGCGACGGCCGGCCCCCAACACCACTGCGGAGCACCCGTGTTCGTCACCAAGCGCAACCCCGGCTCCACCTCCCACGGCTACCAGTGGCCCAAGGGAGGCGAGTACGTCGAGATGAGCCCCGAGCACGCCCACGAGCTGATCACCATCCAACCCGGCGAATTCGAGGCCGTTCCGGAGCTCCCGAAGGGCGTCAAGGCCTACGTGGCGCCGATCGCCCCGGCCGCCGAAACCGTCGTAGAGGAGTAGTCGATGGCCGCCGACACGCCCACCCCGCTCGCGACGTTCGCGCAGCTTCAGGAAGGCGCGTTCGCGGACCTCGTACGCTCCTACACCTCGTCGCAGGTCCAACAGGACCTGATGTTCGAAGCTACCCGGCTGTGCGAGCGGGCGGCCGGGCGTCGCCTCGCCCCGTTCGTCGGGCTGGCAGAGACCGAGCGCTCCACTGGCATCGACCCGGACGAGTACATCGCTTCCGGGAACGTGCCCCTCGATCTCGCCGGGACGCTGGGCAAGTCCTACGCCGACGCCATGGGCACCACCAGCCTCGTCCGGCACGGATGGCTGCAGCAGTTCGCCCCGCACTACCCGGAGTTGTGGACCTACAGCCTCCAGTCGATCACCATCCACCGTTCCTACGGCGGCGACCAGACGGTGAACCTTGCCAATGTCCGCGGGCCTGACCCGGACACCGGGCACATCTGGTACCCGATCGGCACTTTCCTTCCCATCGGCAGCTACGTGACGTACGTGTACGGCGGCGGCTACAGCACCATCCCGGCCGACCTGGTCCGGGCCTGCAAGTACATGGCCGCCAGCATTGCAGTCCGTGAGTTGGACCCGACGATGGCCGGCCACGGGCACGACCCGGACGCGCTCGCCGCAGACGCACACGCCATCTGCGCCGACTACCAGGGCTGACCGCGGTGTGGGGCACCCCGCAGGCGCCGGCCCGGCAGACGGTGAAGCGGCACCTCTCCGCCGCAGCGCGAGCGAAGATCAGCGCCCGCATGAAGGGCAGCAAGCGACCCCACCGCGGGCACGCCATGTCGGCATCCGCCCGCGCCAAGATCTCTTCGAAGCTCAAGGGGCGTCACCACGCGGGCCACAAGATGTCGGCCTCAGCCAGGGCGAAGTTGTCCGCGAAGCTCAAGGGACGGCACCACCCCGGCCACAAGCTGTCCTCGGCGGCGAAGGCCAAGCTCTCCGCCAAGCTGAAGGGTAAGCACCGCACCCTGTCGGCGGCCGCGCGGGCGAAACTGGCCGCCCGAATGAAGGGCCGTCACCGTAAGCCCGGCCACCGTAAGCCCGGCCACCGTAAGCCCATGTCGGCTGCTGCGAAGGCGAAGCTCTCGGCGCGGATGCGCGGCAAGCACCGCCGCGGGCACCACATGTCGGCCGCCGCCCGGGCCAAAGCCGCCGCGACCAGGCGCTCGCGCCCCCGTAAGCAGCAGCGTAGGAGGCGACGGTGACCAACACCCCGGCCAACGCGGTCGCCCGCGAGACGGCGTGGCTCACCACCAGCGGCGACGGCCTGCCTGCCCTCCTCAAGACGGCCGGCGGCCCGTGGGACGTGATCCAGGCGTACATGCCCCGCACCCCCGCCACAGCTAAGACCCAGCTGTACGTCCTGCGACGCCGCTGGCAGACCGACCGGTTCGGCACTGGACGACGCCTGCCGTCCTACCACTTCCATTTGGTGGCGTACTGGCCGATCGGCGCGACCACCACCGGTACGCAGATCGCCGAGACCGAGCAGGCCGCGTTCGACGCCGCGCTCTACCTGCTGGTACAGCGCATCGAGGGGTACGTCAGCGACCACTCGCACGGCGGCCGGTTCCTCGCCGTCGGGGAGGCTCCGCCGACAACGGTGATCGAGGTCGAGTACGGCGACCCGGCGCAGGCCGTCACCTCGGGCGTCCTCACGGCGACTGTCACCTACACCGCGGACGACCAGGACTACACGGCCTGACCCCCGCCCATCCCAGCTTCCCGGAGGCTCTCCGTGTCCGACACGGCCCCCTACCTGCAGCGCAACCCCGGGCCGGATCCGGTCGACGTTCCGGCGATCCCGGCGACCGTCGGCCCCGGCGAGACCACGTCGTGGCACATCCCGATCGCAGGCTTCGAGCCCGTCCCCGACGACGCCCCGGCCACGCCGCTGCAGGCCGCCACCACCGCGCCGGAGGCCCCGGCCAAGACCACCAAGGCCCGGACCACCGCGGCCGGCGAGGAGTAGACGATGACCCAGCTCGCTCGCTACGGCACCCTCGGCCTCGGCAAGGAACCGCCGGGAACGCCGGGCACCTACACGGCGCCGACCGTCGGCATTCCGTACACCGGATCCAGCGGCTTCGAGGACATGATCGCCCAGATCAAGGACGAGAGCATCAGGGGCAACGACACCGTGCTGCAAGGCTCTTACCAGGGCCCCGCGCACGCCGAGTGGACCATCGACTGCCTGGCCTACCCCGACCTCGCCGGGCACTTCCTCGCGGCGACGATCGGCCCGGACACCGTCACTGCGGGGACGAGCACCACGCTGTCTGCGGCCACGATCGTCGGGGCGACCGCGATCCAGGTGCCGGTGTCGCTGGCGGCTGGCACGATCGTCAAGGTCGGGTCCGGGGCGGCGATCGAGTACGCGATCACCGACGGCGCCCCGACCGGCGCCGGGCCGTACACCAGCAACGTCACCACGGTTCTGGGTAAGACCGGCGTCAACCGCGTCGGCCTCGCCAACGCTCACTCCTCCTCGGACCCGGTCCTGACCCCGACCACGCACACGTTCAAGCAGTCGACGTCGCCGTTGCCGACGTACAGCCTCACGTACTTCGACACGCTGAACTACGTCAGCTGCTCGTACGCCCGCTTCGGTCAGCTGCAGATCAAGATCGACCCCAAGGGCGCGGTCACGCTCTCCACCAAGGCCACCTCGTTCCCGTCGGTGACAGCCAGCTCGGTCAGCGAGACCTACTCGACGTACGACCCGCTGCTCGGCTGGTCCTGGAACCTCACCAACGCCGGCGCCTCAAGCACCCGCGGCAAGAGCCTGGACGCGACGATCAAGCGGGCCGTCGAGGCGATCGAATCCTCCGACGGCACCCAGACCCCGCGCGAAGTGTTCGCCGGCGCGCTGGAGTACGACGCCACCCTGAAGGCGATCTTCGAGAACAGCACCGACCTCAACCTGTTCCTCAACAACACCCAGTTGCCGTTGACCGCGAGCATGCAGCAGCCGCTGACCCGCGGCGGCCAGTCCCTGACCCTGACCGCCTCCAAGACCGTCTGGCACAAGGGCAAGCGAGACATGGCTGGCAGCTACGCGCAGGCCGACTTCAGCGTGAGCGGCATCTGGAACTCGACGGACGGCGGCGCGGTGCAGGCCACGCTGCTGAACTGGCAGACCACCGCCTACTAGGCGGTCCTCGAACGTCCCGGCGCGGCTGCGGGCGCGCGAGCGTTGAGGGCGCGGGGACGCGCCCACGCCGCGCCGGGACCCCCTTCCCCACCCCTCAAGGAGCACACCATGGCCGGGTACGCCAACCGCGTCGTCACCCTCGACTTCCCCGAGCTGACCGAGCCTGACGCCGAACCGATCCGCGTGGTCATGCGCAACCCGAAGACCATGCCGGCCCAGGAGCTGATGGCCGACACCCCCGACAACGCCACCGCCGAGCAGCAGTTCCAGGCCGGTCTCGCCATCCTCGCCAAGCTGGTCATCGGCTGGCACGTGTACGACGCGACCAGCCTGGACGACGACCAGCCGCCGCTGGGGCTGCCCGCGACGCCGGACAGCGTCGCGAAGCTGCCGATGGAGATCCAGAACCGCATGGCCGCCGAGCTCAAGGTCGTGACCAGCGCGGGAGCCTAGGGCCGGATGACCCGTACCTGACTGAGGTGCTCTGGGCCGCCGAGAGCATCTACGACGGGACGTGGTCCTCCGGCCCCCCACCGGACGAAGTCGTCGACTTCGAACTCATGCTCGCGATGGGCTGGACGTGGCAGGAGCTGCAGGACACGCCCTGGTACGTGCGCCGGTACACCTGGGATCTGATGGCCACTCGCCGCCAGGCCGAGCAGGACGCCCAGGAGAGGGCGGACAGGAGGGCCGGTGCCTGAACTCGCCCCCGGGGTCATGAGCGCGGTCTTCGCCAAGGTCGGCGCTCAGGGGCTCGCCCAGACGCCGATCGCCCTCGCGGGCGTGGCCGAT